GCAGTTGGGATTTGATTACATTCTTGAAATCTACTAAAGGCGAACTCAACAAAGACTACTTCTATCAGCTTCATGGCTACATGGCTTTGACTGGGGCTAAATCTGCTGTTGTTGCCTATTGTTTGGTGAATACTCCTGAGAACTTGGTTCAATCTGAGATCAAATCAACTTGGTATAAGATGGGTTGCCCTGACGAAAACTCTGATGAATGGCAAAATGTGGTGCAAGAAATCCAAATGCTCGGAAAATACGACGATATTCCAGTTAGTGAACGTGTATTTGAGTTCGAAATTCAGCAAGATGAGGCGGTTATTGAAAAAATAAATGATCGTGTAACTCAATGTAGACAATGGATGCAAGAAAATTTTAAATAATTATTAGAATAAGTTTGCAGAATCGAAATAAAGGTTGTTACTTTGAAAAATAAATCAGCAACTAAAAACCTAGAAAACATGAAAGCAAAAGTAAACACCAAAAGCAACTACAAAAACCTTAACGGCCAATGGCTAGAAGTAAAAGAAATTGTAGGCACAAGAGTAAGCTGCTTATCATTTAGCGAAGAATTCCAACGGATGATCACAATTGACTTTTCATTAAACGAAGTAACTGAAATCAAAACAAACTAACCAACCAAACAAACAAGCCTCTGCAAATGGTGGAGGCTATACCAACTAAAACCTAAAAACATGAGCGCAGATATTAAGATAACAGATTTCGTATTCAAGCCAATCGGTTACGGGCATTACAAAGTAACTTATCAAAGTCCAAAAACAGGTAAACAATGGACGGATGCAACTAATGACATGCAGTTGATTGATCTCACGCATGGTTCACCTCATCCAATGAGAAAGGATTTAATGAAACTTAAAAATGTATGCAAAAACAAATAAAACCAACCAGAGGAGGCACTCGCAAAGGGGCAGGTGCAAAGCCTAAATACAACGAACCGACAACAACTATTGCATTCAGAGTTCCGATAAGCAAGGTTGCAGACATCAAATTACTTGTAAAAAATAACCTAATTAAATACTTGAAATCATGACAATAGAAGATTTTGAAAAACTCACCATTGATCAGTTAGAAATTGAAGAATTTGAATGCAAATCATTCATTGTTGGCATTGAAAAACCAAAGGGCAAAGCAGAAGAATACAACGTCTATCTGATCACAGATGAAAAGAACCTTGTCGGATCACATTCAGATCCATTAAAGGCAATTCTAAGGGCAATATTTAAGGCATGAGCGCACAATCAGAACGAGCGCATGAACAAGCTAGAAAGTTTGTCCATCAGCATCACTACATGTACGCAACCGACATCGACTATTGGGTGCAAATTATAGCCATCCAATTACTGAACTTCCATCAGGAAGAAACGAGAGAACAAACTGAGAATATTGAACGAGAAATAAGCAAATACTTATGACAGCACAAAAAAAAGCAGAACAATTGTTACATGAATATAGATACTTATTTATGAATGAAGGTGAAGATTATGGAGAGGAAATATTAGTATCATTACTATCAACTAAATGCGCTCTTATTGCAGTTGATCAAATTATGACAGCTTTAACTGTTATGCCTTATGGGATGCAATATCTTTCTGCGGTGAACTATTGGCAAAACGTAAAACAGGAAATCGAAAAATTATGAAAGCAACACCGAAAAGATACAGAGATACAAGAGTGGTTCAATTACAAGGTAATGTCTATGAAGTTGAATGCGATGTTTATCCGGGCGAACCTGAAACGAGAGATTATCCGGGCAGCGGTGATGAGATCGTAATTCTTTCAATCACTTTAGACGATGAGGAAGTAATGGACTCACTTACAATTAGCGAAATAGTACAAATCGAAGAACTAGCACTTGGATTATGACAAACCTAACTATTTATAAACGGGCGCATGAATTGACCTTTGTTCAATTTTGTCGGTGGATGAACTCACGTAGAATCCGTAATTCCAATACCTCAAGAACTTTGCCTTCCTCCGTTGTCGAATGTAATGAGGTTGGCAGCTCGATAACAATAGTAACAAAATTAAAAGGCGCATTGCCTATTTACGAGGATGTGGATTAAATAGTTATATTTGCAAAGTTGACAGGTGAGATTGTCGGCATGTAAAAATCTTTTCGCCCCATTTTATCAGACCGCCTTCGGGTATCTCAACTGGTAACTTGGGGTTTTATATTTTTATGAAACTACGAGAATACCAAGAGCGATTTGTGAATAATATCGCAATTGAACTTAGGAACGGCAAACGAAAAACGATTGCCCAATTAGCAACAGGGGGAGGAAAAACGATTTGCTTTTCTGCCATCTGTGATCGTTACATTAAAAAGTCAGGTAAGAGCATCCTGATTTTAGTTCACAGAAAAGAACTGCTCAAACAAGCGATACATTCATTAAACAAAGCAAATCAGATTCATGCACAACCAGTTATTGCTGGAATGAAAATGATTCCTGAAGCTCCTGTTTATGTGGCAATGATTGAAACCGCTTACAAAAGACTTGATCAGTTCCAAAATATCGGGATGGTAATTATTGATGAGGCTCATCTTGGTAATTTTACAAAGGTAATTGACTTTTTTAAGGATCAATTTATTATCGGATTCACAGCAACTCCATTGGCATCTAAAAAAGATGCACCATTGAAAAACTATTTTGATTCAATTGTTTGTGGGGTTGATATTCCCGAACTAATCGAATCAGGTAATCTTTGCCGGGAAGTCATTTATGGAGCAGCTGAGATTGTTAAGCGTGCGGAACTTAAAATGAAGATGGGTGATTTTGACGAAAAGCAAATGGCAATTGCATTTTCAAATCCAAAGTACATTCAATCAACTGTTAATGCATATAAGCAGCATTCGGAAGGACGTAAGACAATTATTTTTAATTGCAATATTGAGCATTCGGAATTAGTCAATCAAGCGTTTACAAATGCAGGATATAATTCAAAGCATTTAGATTCTGATTCTGCTGATCGGGATAAGATCCTAGAATGGTTTGATTGCACACCCGATGCTATACTTTGTAATGTTGGAATTGCAACAACTGGGTTCGATCAACCTGATATTGAAACGGTTATAGTAAACAAAGCTACTGCTTCGATGCCTTTATGGTTGCAAATGTGCGGACGTGGTGCAAGACCTCACCCGATTAAGCTACTTTTTACCATTATTGATCTTGGTGGAAATACTTTTTCGCATGGTTTATGGTCGCAACCTAAGGACTGGAAAGATATTTTTTATAATCCACCAAAAAAAGGTAATGGGGTAGCACCCGTTAAGGATTGTCCTGAGTGTTCGGCAATGATTCACACCCGATGCACAATTTGTCCTGAGTGCAATTATGAGTTTCCTAAAAAGGAAATTGACGAAGAACACATCCAAGAATTTATGGTTCTTTCTCGTGGTTTGGATATTCACGAACTGATTGAAAAAAATAGTAAGTACAAAGATTACTATACATTTTTTGAAATTAGCAGAATGCTTGCCTTACAAGCAAAAAACACAATACCAAGAATGAACAATGAAACATTTGATTTTATCTATCAAAATAATTTGCAACTTGCAAGGCTCTGGTGTAAGGCACAGAAAAAACGCTGGAACAGCGATTGGCACGTTGACCAAGTAAATCTTTCATTAACTAAAGAAATCCAAAAACTATTCCCGACATGGAAAAAAGAACTTTAATCAGCAGCTATACAAGCGTAATTGATAAGACAGCAAAGGATGTTGACTTCATTAATTTTATCAACGGCATAAAGTCGGGAACATGGCAAGATCAGGTATTGCAAGTAAGGACAATACTAGACAAAAAACTAAGGGCAGATGCAAAGCAGAAATGTCCATTGGTTACTGTTTCGGGTTCATTCATTGAGCGAAAGGATAGTTCAATAAGATTGCATTCAGGATTCATTGCAATTGATCTTGATAATGTGGAGAATGTGAATGCAACTAAAGACATCCTTTCAAAAGACAATTATGTTTTTTCTGCGTTTACTTCCATATCAGGTAATGGGCTATGCGTAATATTTAAGATTGATGGAGATCGGCACTTAGAAGCATTTAATTCTATTGCAGCTTACTTGTATCAATCTTATCAGCTCATTGTTGATCAGTCAGGAAAGAATATTTCACGAGCAAGATTCGTTTCATTTGATCCATTCCTGCATCTTAACGAGAATGCACTTCAATTTAAAAAGTATCTGCCTAAAGAAAAACCTAAAAAGATTAGCAAGGTAGTCTATGTTAAATCTGATTTTGATGCTGTAATTAAACAGATGTATGATAGATCGGTAAATATCTGCGAAGATTATTCTGATTGGGTATCTGTTGCTTATGCTTTAATCTCTCAATTCGGTGAATCAGGATTAGACTACTTCCATACATTAAGTTCAATAAGTTCAAAGTATGACAGCCTAAATACAGAAAGACAATATAAGTCATGCCTTCGCAATCATGCTGAAAAAGGAAAGGTGGCAACAATAGGTACTATTTATTACCATGCCAAACAAGCCGGTATTGATACCTATTCTGAGAAAACAAAAGGCATTATTCGGGCTGCTGCATTGCAGACAAAATCGGGAGTTAAAAAAGACGGCATTCAGAAAGCATTACAAATGATGGAAGGCATAACTCCAGAAGAATCTGCCGACATTATCGATCAGGTTATTGCTAAAGACATTAAGCATAAATCTGAATCTGTTGTTGATGATGTGGTAAATTCTTTAAAAAATTACAAAATAAAAAAGAATACCATCACTCGAAATGTTGAATGGAATGTTAAGCCAATTGATGACAGCGATATTAATAGTATATTCTTAGACCTTAAATCAGCATTTAAGGAAGTAACAAAGGATCTTGTCTGCTCGGTTTTATTTTCAAACCGAATTGAATCTTATAATCCTATCCATACTTTTTTTTCTGAACGTGGGCAGCCTGACTTTGAACTTCCAAATCTTAATTTGCTTTTATCTTCAATCGTTTCCGATACTGAAAATTGCGATGTTTGGATTACTAAATGGCTTGTTTCTGCCATTGCTTCCTCTTACGGGAAACATTCACCTTTAGTCTTGGTTTTTTGTGGTGAAGAACAAGGCACAGGGAAAACACATTGGTTTAGATACTTGTTACCTCAACAGCTTCAGAACTTATTTGCCGAATCAAAGATGGATGCTGGCAAGGATGATGAAATCCTGATGACAAAAAAATGGTTTATTCTTGATGACGAATACGGAGGCAAATCCAAACGTGAAGAAAAACGATTGAAAGAAATTACATCGAAGCAATGGATTAACGTAAGAGAGCCTTACGGACGTGTTTCAGTCGATCTAAGACGTTTAGCTGTATTTTGTGGCACTTCTAATGATGTGCAGATATTAAACGATCCTACTGGCAACAGGCGAATAATTCCGATACACATTCTTTCGATTATTCAAGACAAGTATAACCAATGCGATAAGGAGATGTTGTGGATTGAACTTCATCAACTTTATAAATCAGGTTATGATTACACGATTCTAAAAAATGAGATCATTCAGCTTAACACCAACACTAAAAACTTTAAGCAGTCAACACCTGAGGAAGAATTAATATTTGATAAGATTTCACCCGGCAACGGAAATTCTGGAGAGTGGATGACGATAACAGCAATCATTCAATACTTGATTGAAGGTACTAAGTTTAACACGCTAAACTCAATAAGAATCGGCATACTTTTGACCAATCATAATTATGAAAGTAAGCGTTTGAGAAAGGATGGAGGCGAGGTTAAGTCTTATTTAGTAGCAAAATTAAGAGGCTCATTTGATGTGTAGGGGTTGGATTTTGTGTAGGGGTTGTGTAGGGGTTCAAAAAGTAACCCCTACCGCCTCAAATCCTACTCTAACTAACAACACATAATACTGTGTAGGGGTTGTTATAAAAATATCTAATAAAACCATAAAACACACACACACATACACACACACACATACACGCACACATTATTATATTTACTAGGAACTAACAAAAAATGCACGAAACCACTACAACCCCTACACACTAATACTTAAAGTGGTGAATTTGAGCGAATTACAGACATTTAATTTTTACTCAACCCCTACACACTTTAATTAATCAACTGACAATCATACATTTAAACCCCTACACACCTATTTAACGTATTGATTATGACCGAAATACAACTACAATCACGTGCTTTCATCAACCTGTGGAATAATAGACCTGATTTAAGAGGTCGGGTATTTGCCATCAACAATAATTCACAAAATGCAATTAAGGGAGCAATGAACAGAGCAATGGGAGTTATTGCCGGGGTTGCTGACATGTGCTATCTTGTTGAAGATGGTGTTATTTGGATTGAATGGAAAACAGAAACGGGCAAACAATCACCAGATCAGAAAAAGTTTGAAGCATTAGTTAAATCACTAGGGCATCAGTACCACATCGTAAGAAATGAAATCGAATTTTTAACAATCATAAATAACTAAAAACATGGCACAGACATTCACAGTAGAATACTTTAGAAATAGATTTCCTGAGCGTTATCAGCGAGTAGGAGCAATGATAGAAGATTACGTATGCTATCAATTATCGGATCAAGCCTTGTCAAATAAACATAATCTTTCTTTGTACACGATTAACTTTTTTGTTAAACAATATTTTGGCAAGCCTCGTGAACCATTCATCGTTGACATAAAAGTTGATGTTCCGAAACAAAAGCCAATTCCAATCAAGTTAACTAAGTTATATCGTGAATACTTGGACACTTGCGAAAAGGTAGATCAACTCAGGGATGCCATTGAAAAATTTGAAAAGAAACTTTGATTCTAATTTTGCGTAACTTTGTTTATAAATTTAAATTATGGCAGGTCATCCAACAGACTATAGACCAGAATACGCTGATCAAGTTTACAGACTTTGTTTACTTGGGTTAACAAATCAAGAATTAGCTGTTTTCTTTAATGTTTCAGACACTACGATTGAAAATTGGAGGAAAGCACATCCTGAATTCTTTGGTGCATTCACACGTGGGAAGCTAGAAGCAGATGCAAAAGTTGCTCAATCATTACATAAAAGAGCATGTGGATTAATTGTTAGCGAACAAGCATTAACAAGAGATGGGGCGGTTGTTACTTTACAAAAGGAATTACCTCCAGATACTTCAGCAGCTAAACATTGGCTTGCGAATCGTCAACCTAATAAATGGAGAGAACAATCTGAAGTTAAGCATGAGTTTGTGAATAGACCACCTTGGTTAGATGCAGCTAAATAAAAACTTTCAGTTCTTAGTTGATAATGTTCCAAAATATCGAATTGTAGGTCTTCAAGGCGGAACCCGATCGGGAAAGTCTTATGCCGTTGTTCAATACCTAATCAGCCTTGCATCGAATTACAAGATTGGAGTGATATCCATTTGCCGTGAAAGTTACAATGCCTTAAAGGCTACTGTGCTTCGGGACTTTATTGATATACTTATTTCAGCAGGCTTGTTTCGTGATGAAGATTACAACCGAACTGATCACACGTATGTTCTGAACGGGAATGTGTTTGAGTTCTTTGGGATGGATTCACCCGGCAAGGTTCAAGGAAGGAAGCGAAACATTTTATTCGTTAACGAGGTGATGGAAACAAGCCAAAATGTTTATAGGCAATTGGCACTAAGGACTGAAAACCGAATCATAATGGACTTCAATCCTACATCAATCGAACATTGGGTGTATAACGAACTAAGCAGATCAGACTCAGCAACAGTTGTTACTACCTACCTTGATAATTTGGAGAACCTAAATGCTGACACGATTGCCGAGATTGAATATCTAAAAGATGCTGATCCCGATCTTTGGAAAGTATTTGGTGAGGGTATGCCATCATCAGTTAGGAATCAAATTTACAATCATCAAAAGGTTTCGGAATATCAACCACCTTCTGACTTTTGTTATGGTCTTGACTTTGGTTATAATCACCCATCTGTACTTGTCGAGGTAGGGCATCTTGATAGGTCAATTCAATGGCATGAAATCATTTATCAATCACATTTAACTCCATCAAACCTTATTGATTTAATGATTCAAAAAGGAGTCAGGAAAACTATTCAAATCTATGCCGATGGAGCAAGACCAGAAGCGATTGCAGAAATTCAAAAGGCAGGATTCAGAATCAAGGCGGTTGAGAAATATCCGGGATCTGTCAAGGAGCAAATTATTAAGGTGAAATCAAGACCTCTTGTTATTTCGTCAGAAAGTGTAAATTTGCTACGTGAAATCAAAAGCTATAAATGGTCGGAGAATAATCCTGATGAACCAATTAAAGCCTTTGATGATGGGATGGATGCAGGAAGGTATGGAACACATGGACTTATAAAAGGAAAAAGAGGTAACCCATTAATATCATTTACAACTTAGGTAAAATGCAGAATTATAAATTAGGAGAACACAGCGTACAGATTCCGCAAGATTGGGAAGAAATTACATTAAGACAGGCAATCGCATTATCAAAGTCAGGAGATGATGTTTCTGAAATCATGGCTGCGATTACTGGCATACCTTCGGAAACAACTAAAAGAATTAAGGCAATTGACGTTGAGGTGGTTTTTGGTTCGGTTCTCAACTTCTTAAAAATCAAACCTGACCTTGATAAGATGTATGCCGTGAAAGCACCTGAAACATTTACTCTTGGTGATCAGACTTTTTCACGTTATTACAAGCCCGGTGAGATGACTTGGGCGCAACACTTGAACTTTGATGCTGTTGCAGGAAATAAAGACCTTAGTGATCTTGAAAAGGTTGCTCCTGTGATTGCTATCTGCTGCCAACAACCTGATAAGTACAATGAAGAAACACAAAAGGAACTAGAACAGTTTGCTCTTGATTTACCATTGAATATCTCAACTGCGATCTGTGGCTTTTTTTTTCGTCAATTGCTGAATTTCAACGAGCAACGGCTTTTAAAAATGAAATTGAGTACACTTCAGATCAGGTCAAAGCAGGCATTCATAACTTTAAAAGGTTCGGCGCGCTTAATTCCATCGACTCTCTTGCTGGCGGTGATATTAGCAAGTGGAATTTGGTTGTTATGTTACCTATGCAAGATGTGGTTATGAAGCTGAAGATGAATCAGGAATCTAACAAGTATCAATTGGCAATGGAAAAGATTGCAAAAGAA